CCAGATCATCCAGCACCTCGCGGATGGTCAGCGCGGTACCGTCGGGCATGTCGATCGACAAATCCTCAAACCCGTCGCGCAGATCGGCAAAACGGTCGGGGGCGGGTAGGTCAGTCGACACTGCATCAGGGACTGGGCTCGGCGCTTCCAATTCCTCACGGATTGTGGCATCCGCCGCCACCGCCTCAGGGCTGGCCGCACCTTGGCCAAAACCTTCTTCGGGCAGCGCTTGCGCTTCGGTTGGCTCCGCCGCCCGGTAACCACGGGCCGCGCCAATATCCTCGGGCAGATTGGCAAAGCCGGGCTTGTCGATCGCTTGCAAAACGTCACGCGGTGATGGGCTGTCAAACATCGCACCCGACGCACCGGCCTTGCGGGCATCATTGGCATAGCGCGTCAAAAAGCCTGCCACGTCATCGGCCTTGGCCGCGCGGCCATTGGTCCAGAATTTGCGCACCATCGCCACGGTCAGCGGCGGCACGGGGCCGGTCAGCAAATCCACCTCATCCAGCAATTCGGCCAAGGCGTTGTCCGTCTTGGGTCCGCCTTTTTTGGCCATGTCGCGGGCTTGCGCAATCAGGCGCATCGCGTCCAACACGTGACCGCCGATATCCATGTCAGGCACAACGGCCCCAGCCTCGATATCAGCGCGCAGCGCAGCCCACGCCGGGGCGCTGCTTTCCAGCGCTTCCATCAAAGTCTTCATCTCGCCGGGATCTGTTTCGGTAAACCGTGCCAAGATGTCAGCATCAGGCCAGGCACGGGCAAACAGTGCCTCGCGCAGCTGGCGATTGCCTTCGCGGTTCAATAGGCCGCTGGCATCAAACATCGCGTTGCGGGCAGATCGCGGTAGACCCGCCAAAGCGGCCCGTACAAAGCCACCATTGGCCGCATCAGTAAGGGGTGCCGATGGATCTAGTTGCCCCAGCACGGGCGCTGACATCGCGCGGCTGGATGCGCGCGCGACCTCTGAAGGGGTCATCGCTGCCACGCCGCTGTCTTGGGCCTCAAGGGTGAACCGTTGCAGCTGCTCTTTTGACAGGTCTGTTTTGCGGCGGGCCACCAAAACTGGGCGCGCCACGCCTTCGGGGATGGCATAGCCTGCGGCCTCAATCTGGGCCTTGTAGGCATCTGCACGGTCGGGGTGGCGTTCGTAGGCGCGCTCGATCGCACCATAGCGCCCGTTGCCGCTCTCGATCATGCCGTCAGGCCCGACAATCGGGGTGCCTCGGTCGGCCGTGGGGCTTGGCATCAGTTGCGCGGGGTCCAACCGGGCGGCTGTGTCGGCAATCCACGCATCCGAATTGATGCGGCTGCGGTCGCGCGGCTGAAAATCTCCAGTGGCGCGAAACAGGGTGGACAGATCCACAACCTCATAATCCACATCGACCTTGAACCCGTCGCCTGCGGTAACCTGACCTGTCTCGGTATAGCCACGGCTCGTGCGAAAGGTTGGAACATCTGCATCCGTTGTGGGGGGCAACATGCCAGATCGTCGGGAAGGGGCAGCAACACCGTTTTCCTTGCCAGGGCGAAACCCTTCTACCCGCTCCATCGCGTCCAGCATAAGTTTACGCTGCTGCGCGGTTAGAGATGCCACCGGCGTGTTTGTGGTAGCTCCTGCTGCACGGGCAACGGTGTTGGCATAGCCTGCTGTGTTGTTCTCAAATGGCGGCGCATAGCGATTGATTGCCTGCCCGATCGTCATCCCGCGATAGCCTTTGCTACCCCAAAGCAACTGCGCCTTCGCAGCCCGGCCCGCTTCATAGGTCGGAAAAACAGCAAAGCGGCCATCTGTACCTACGGCCCCTTGCGATCGGGCAAAATTGCCGTACTCGATATTGCCGGGGTTGTTATTGCGCCACGCGCGGGTGCCTTCACGGCGCAAGGCCTCTCCATTTGGACCGGCCACAACGGTATAGCCTTTGCCTGCCTCCAGCACGCGGGTAAAGACAGGGCCATCGCTTAAAACATCGCCCAACGTGCCAGCCTCTGGCGGGGGCGTGATAGCCTCTTGCACAGTGCGATCGCCGCGTAGCGCGCCCTCGGCGGCATCAACGGCTAATGCAGCCTCATGTGGCGCCATGCCTTCAGGGGCAGATTGAATGGCAATTTGGCGGCGGGCAGCGGCACGTTCTTGCAAGGACCGCGCGGCCGATGGCAGGCGGGCCGCGGCTTTGATCGCCCCGACAAAGCCTGCGCTCAATCCAGCGCCAAGGGCAATTTGCGAAACGGGGTTAGGTTCTGGCTGATCAAGGCGGCGGGCAGCGTCAAACTGGTCGGGCAAATCAACCGCCTCGGACACGCCACCAATGGCGGCTTCAGTGGCCAAAATGCGTAATAGGCCACCCGTGCCAGCGCCCGCGAACATCAAAGCGCCTTGGGTCGGGCTGAACATAGTGCTACCTGCCGATCCGATAAACTCACTGATCAACCCACCGGGGCGTTCCAGTGTGGCCTGCGCTTCTTCCAGCTCGGCCTTTTCCTCGGCTGTGATGCGAGCGTCAAAATCGGCTTGGGTCAAAGGCATGTCGCCATAGCGGGCAGGATCGCGGGAAATATCCTTGGCGACCTCATCGATGACCATCTGTTCCAGATCGATCCAGTTATTTTCGTGATCCCAGCGTCGGTCCATCACGCGCTGGCGGGCGTCATCAGGAAGGCGCGAAAACATATCCATCGCCAAATCGCGGCGCTTGGTTTGGTGATAGTCGCGCCGGTTTCGCGTGATTGTGTCCTCAGTCCAACCCGCACTCATATTATCCCAAACGCCCGCTGGTTCGTCATTTGACGGCACGGGCAAATTGGTCTGCAACGCAGGCATATCATCGCCGGGGTTTGGGGTCGGTTCTGGTGCAACATCGAACGGGGCGTCTATTGGCTTAGCCTCTGGCACCGCCTCAGGCGCGACAGGGGCCAGATCCTGCACTGGTGTAGCCTCGGGGGCCAGTTTGACTGGGGCAGGGTCTGCATCGGGGGCTGGGGCGTTGTTCTGCTGGATCAGGGCCAGTTCTTCGTCCAGTGTCATTTGCCCGCCTCGCGGATCAAGGCCGGAAGGCGAAAGCGGTATTCGACGCCGTTGGCATCACTGACCGGAACAGAGCGGCCCTTGTCGCTGCGCATGAAAACATACTGATCGGTTTCACGGCCATCACGTGTCATCAATCGCTGCAAGGTCAGATCGGCAAAAGTATCTTGCGGATTGGCCCCGAATGCTGGCACTCGGCCATCCACACTGGCAGCTTTGAACGCACGCAAAATATCGGGCGGCGTTGCCGTTGGGCTGCTGTCCCAGCCTTCGGCGCTGCGGCGCTGTCCGCGCAAATGCTGGCTCAGGTTGTCAAGCGCATCTTCGACAGATTTTGCCGCCACTCCAACAGGTAGGCTGACAAACCCGTCATTGATCGACTGCACTCCGCCAATAGTCAGGCTGCCATTTCTGTCTGGTTGTGCGCCGGTCACGCGCTGGACAGATTGGGTGAACAGGTCAATGGCAGTGCTATCGTCAAGCCAACCTGTGCCGCTTTGGCTTTCGGGATCAATGCCGGCCGCTTGATCGGCATAAAGGGCGGTGGCGGCATCAAGGATTTCGGATTTGAATGTAGGATTGTTATCAAAGGCACCGCCTGTGGCCTCATCAAACGCTTTTTGCATCATGTTTGGGGCAGGCAGAATGACGGTTTTCAGCTCGGCCTTTTGCTTGCCGCGCAGGATGCTCTCGGCCAATGCGCTGTCGCCAGTGTTTTCTATCGCCCAGGCAGCACGGCGGAACGTCGGGTCAACGCCCAACACAGTCATCACCCGGCCTGCATCTCCTTTGGCTCCCGCAAGAATAGCACGGGCCAGCTCCAATTTGGGGCCAGCTTCGGCTTTGGTATCTAGGACGACATCCAGCTGCGATTTTTCTTGTAGACTGAACATTGCTTGCGTGGTGGTTCGCTTGGTTTCTGTGGCGAATTTGTCCAGAGCAATGCGCTGTGGTAGGGCCGCTGCAAAATCATTGGGGGCCTGGGCGTCAAAAGCCGGAAGGTCATTGACGGGCAGTTTGGCGCGTCTGGCTTGTTCAACGCCATCCGTGTTCCATTTGGTCACGGCAGCATCGCGCCATGATCGCAACAAATCGATGCGCTCCAATTGGTACTTTCGGGATTTGGGGGCAGCTTCCTCGATCGCGATTTGCGCGTCCAGCTCGGGGATCGTCATTTGCTTGATCGCGGGAATTTCCACCTGTAGCGCTTTTGCGGCGACGGCCTTGCCGTAACTCGGGTTTGCCATCACCCTCGGGTCGTTCAAATATGCCTCATCCGTCAAGGTAAAGCCCTTGAACATCATGTCTGACATTTCATCTAGGCGTTTGCTGATTTCCGTTTCTTCGGCCTTGGCCGCGACTTTGGCAGCGGTTTTAGCTGCGGCGGCTGCGCGGTAAATATCAGCCTGAGCTTTGGCTTTTGCGCGGGCCAGCCCTTCGCCACCCAAATCGTCAAATTCACCACTATCGGCACGCTGCAAAAATGCGTCTGGATCGGTTTCCATCAGTGTGACGGCGCGGCCTGTCGCCACGCTTTCTCGCAAGCTGATACGTGCTTTTGCACCTTCCTCGGGTGTCATCGCACCATTGGCCACCGCTTGGGCCAGTGCATCATCTGCCACTTCCAGCATTGCGCCTGCGGTTTCGGCATCTGCCTTGCTGGCCTCAAGGGCAACGCGGTCGTAGGTTTCAACCCAGCTGGCAGCCCGCTGCGACTGCACAAGCCCTGCCGATTTGCGGGCAAGGGCATCGGTGTGCCGGTTGTCCAGTTCGGCGGCGGTAAGCTCGATGCCCGGGCGCAAGGCTTCGGGCACAATAGGGTTGCCTGCCTCGTCTTTGCCGTTCAAATAGCGTTGGGTGATTTCTGTCTTGCGTGTATCCCACGTGGCGCCAATGGCTTCTGGATCGCCCTGCTGCTCGGCTTCAAGACGGGCCGCTGACAGATCACGGGCTAGATCGATCTGGATTTTCTTGCCCTGAAAGTCCAGCTTTTCCGCTTTATACTTTGTGCCCATCTCGGCCATTTTATCACCCAAAGCAGACAGGCCAGCGCCAAACTGGCTGGGCTGCTCTGGGGTCAACTGGGGGGCACGGCCTGCGATAACCCCGGCACGCGGAATGGTTAGTGTCATGCCAACAGCCCACCCACGCGTTTATCCATAAACCCGGGCCAGATATCAGGGGCATCCTTCAGCAACGTGCCCGCTGCGGAAAAACCACCTTTCAGCATGGCTTGGGTGCCTTCTGCGCGGGTGGCGCGTGCAGCAGATGAAAGCTCTTGATCACGTGCCTGTCCTGTCGACCGCACTGCCTGACTTTCAAAGCTCATTTCCTTGGCAGCGGTCTGGCCCAACATGACGGCTGTCACACTGTCCAGAGATACGCCACGAGCTGCCAGCTCGGCACGTTGCTGTGCAATCTGGCTACCCATTTGGGCGCGGCGGCGCTGATCCTCGGTTGCGTTTAGCTGGATCTCGGTTTTGCGCTGTTGGTCAATTGCTGCGGCATTGGCTTCAGCCGCCCGCATGCCTGCAATGCCCTGCACCAAAGCGCCACCAATTGACACAACTGTGCCCAAAGTTGCCAACGTGCTGCCAATAGTCGACGCACCAGCAACGGCCCCGGCGGCGGTAGCGCCCGCTGCGGCACCGCCACCGGCCCCTAATAATCCAAGAGCTGCTGGGATACACATTAGCTGCCTGCCTCCTGTACGTCGGGTATGATGGCGGTCACCGTCATTGGGGCCCCTCCGTCGGGGCTGAACCGCAATGCCAATTCCTTCGTGTGACCGGATGGCAAGGCGATTTTAACGATGCCGGAAAAGGCCGCGGTCAAGTCTGATCCAACCGAATTTGGCACGATCTTTTGCGATTGGCTGATCCGTTCTGAAACGGCAAAATCACGCTCAACTACTTTGATGTTGCCTTGGGCGGTGCGATGTACAGCCACAGAAACCGCGTGAAGCCGCTTTTGGCGGCCCATGGCGTTGCCGTTCTGCGTGGCAGCCTGAATGTCGAGTGTATCAGTTACATGGCTGTCATCGAACAAGCCAATGATTGCACGGCTGACTGAAACTGGCAGTACCAGTGTACCGCTCTCGGGCACGGTAAGCGGTCCGTACTGTCCCTCATCTGTCCAGGCAAAAACAGCCTGGCCAATCAGGTGCGACAAATCGAACGTATCCGTTGCACTGTCGTTGACATATTCACGGGCCGCAAAGAAATGACAGCTTTCTGAGATGGGCTGCGCACCTGTCAAAACGCCAAAGGTCAGTGCCTGCTCTTCGATCATGCGCACAATCTGACCATCGACTTCGCGCAAGACCGCCATAGTCAAGATGTCAGACTTGCCGTTGGCATCAGGTGAAATGGCCATAGCATCGACAAAACCACCAGCCACAGATACAGTGGCCCAGCCCAAAATTTCCTCGGCAGGGTCGTGGATCATGGCCACAAGGTCACCAGTGCCACGGCGCAGCCAGCCAATGCGATTGGGCGTTGTCTGCCAAACTATCTGCTCAAAAGAACTTGCGCCCAGATGCTGCGCAGGCAGTGACAGCGCGCGGCTTTGGTTTCCGTCTTCCTGAAAATTATAGGCGATCTGGATCACGCGACGCCGGTCGCGGGTGATAAAGATCGGTTTGCCATCCGGCGAAATCGGCACAGCCACGCTTGACCCATACTCGCTGTCTTTTCCGAACACGGCGGTCGTGGGCCCGATCGCTTGGGCGCGGCTTTCCGATCGGGTTGAATACTCTTCGCCCAACGCAAAAATATGCAAACCGGCACTGCCCCGCCGGATATTCAAAATGCGGTTCACACTGCTGTCACCGGCGATGGTGTAGGTAAAAGCCTGATCCGCTTCGACACCTTGGGCAAAATCCGCAAAATCACCTATGCCAGAAAACCAGACAGTGCGCGGGTCGCTGATCGATGCTGCAAAAACCAAACGCTGGTCATAGATTTCGACAGCGCTCGGCCAGCCATATTTTGCCGACCATGCGCCTTCAGAAAATCGATAGGTTGCATCATCGATACAGCCGCGCGGGATTGTCTTGATTACCTCGGCTACAGCAACTGTCGTGCTCGTGATCGAGGTTATGCGTGCGACGCCAACGCCATCAGAGATAAATTGCCAAATGAGTGGCTCGTTATCGTAGCGCTGGGTTCCCTCACTGTGAATGGGCGGGTTGGTTTTGCTGTTTGTACCGGCGGTCACCTTGTAGGTATTTGACCCGTACCGACGTTGGGTTCCAACACCTACAGTCTCGTTGCTTGTCCAAAGTGCAATCTGCGTATTGTCAACGGGCTCCAACTTGACCAAAGACCCCACGTGATCGGCGGTCCAGAAGGCAACGTTTGACGTGATGTTGATCGTGCCGGTTTCGGCACTGGCACGCAGCGTTTTGGATTTATCAAGGTTTTGCACCCGGAATGGACCGGTCGAAAATTCCTTTGGCGCCAGTGTCCAATTGTCCAAAGCAAACCGCGACAGCTGATAGATCGGGCGGATACCGTCTAAAAAATAGACAACATCAGCCGATTGAACCCAACGCAGGCTGGACAGGGACGTGGCATCAAATTGCGTGTCCAATTCATAAGGAACAGACCCAGACATGACCAAAGCGCCATAGCGCCAAACCCGCATTTTCAGGGGGGTGAACTCTAGTGTCAGCGCGTCATTGGCCGCAAATTGAAACGGAACAAGAACAGCCTTCGCATCGCCTCGGGTGCGACCTCGGTAAAACGTGCCGGGCGCACGGGTGAAGCCACCCTGCTGCAACGGCAGGAAGCCGTTGCACTTGGCCAGGCCCGTCTGAAACCGCTGGTAGTCAAACCGACGGTGCAACAGCGGGTCAAGCTCTCCACTGGAAAAGGCAACTTGAGGCGGGCTTGTGCGGGTCAATACCGTGCCTCCGTGGCCCAGTCACCGTCCATCGGGCGGCCATCATAGCGCATAGGGCTGGCCATGCGGCTGTCTTGGCGCATGGCATTTTTCAAGATTTTTTCGCCACGACGCTCCAACTCGTTCTGCTTGGAAGCAGTGGCCATCCATTGAGGGGACAGCAACAGCGCAAGGGCATGTGATACGGCCAGCTGGAACGTGGCGGGCAGGGCCGCCTCATTCGTGATCTGTTTGGTGTAACGCAAGCGCAAAGGGGCAGCAGCATCCGCCCAGATGTAGCCCTGATCGCGCCGCCAAGCAGTGTCCGGGCTATCGCCCACTTGGCGGATCATCACCAGATCGCCGGGCAGCCTGAACAAATTGGGCAAGGTCGGATCAACAATCCAGTTTTCTGGCAAAGCGGCCAATGGCAACGCGACCAATTGGGATGCAAATGACCAGTCAGCGGCCTCGAGACATTGGGCCATAGCGTTGGGATATTGCTCAATGGCCGATTGCGCTTGCGCGGTGTCGTCGCCAAAACTGCTGATTGGTGATATTTCCATCAACCGAAAGGCCGTTGCGGCAATAGTCGAGGCGGCAATGGGCGTTGGTGCGGACATATCGGACCTCGGGAAACGAAAAGCCGGGGCCAGAACCGGCCCCGGTTATTGGTTGCGCAGATCAGCGGAAGCGGTAGTGAACCTCGCCCTTCATGCTGCCCGCACTAGTGGCGGCGGCAGACGCATGGGCATATATCCCGATCACACCGTCGTCTGGGGCTGCGGCAAGGCCAAGCACCTGCCAGGCGGGCAGGCCGTGCTTGGCATCTCCAAAGGCAATGGGTGTGACCACGTTGCCGGTGGCTTTGGTCTGCGTGACCAACGCATCAACATCTGTGCGGGTGCCGATGTTGATTTGGGCAAAGCCCCAGTTGGTGACCAGGAACGCGGTGCGGCTGTCGAGGATTGCATCCGCAGGGATGTCACAAAGGTGATAGCTGGACAGGTTGCTGTCGGTTGCCAAATTGGCGACAGCAAAGGCAACACAAATTGCGCGACCGCGCGACCGTGCGGGATCAGGCGTAACACCGCCAGCCTGAAGATCAGGAAAAAGGTTAGATTTGGTTTTGACGACAGCCATGATGCTGTTCCTTTCAAAGAAATGGGAAAGGGATCGGCCCGACGCTTATGCGCGGGCCAGTCCGGGCATCAGACCTCTTTGCACTCGATCACGACAACGCCTTTGTCCTGGTTGCGCACACAGTCGATATAGGCGTTGACATAGGCATAGGGCTTGTTTTTGGCGGAAGTGTCGTTCCACATATCGCCCATGATGTCTTGCCAGATACCGCGTGAGATGTTCGACTTGCTGAAGATCGGGCACAGCCGGTCCTCGGCGTCATTCACTGCCACGCGGTTGGTCATGATCCAGGTCACGCCCATCAGGCGGCCCGGCTTGCCTTCACGTAGCTGATCGATGTTAAAGGCGTTCAAGGGGGTGGCCGATGCTTCGGCAATCGCCAGCAAATCATCTTCTTGGTTCGGGGTAATGACACAAAACAGCGGGTCATCATCTTCCATGCCAAACTCAGCCAGTTTCAGCGCAAGCTTTGCCTCGCGCAGTTTGGCGATGGTCAAGCCCGTGGTGCCAACAGGCACATATTGGCTAGCTGGCAAGGCCAGTTTGGTTTCTGCCCGCTTGCCCTCCGTGGCATAGCCAAGAATGCCACCATCAGCGACCTGATAAACACCATCGATCTTGCGGATGCCCATCGTGCGGTCGGCCTTACCGCGCCGCACACGGTTGGTGTGGATGGTTACGATCGAGGATGTCGGATCAGTCGCGGTGGCGAACTTGTCCTCATGATCGATATACTGGCCGCTTTCGATAACCGGCGGGCGGATCAGCCAGCGGCGGCTGCCAGTGACAGGCATTTCAGGGTTGCGACGGCTGCGATCCTCGCCATAGGCGTATTCACCAGCATCATAAATGTCATTGGTGGATTGGGCTTCACCTTTGGCCATTTCGTCTGTCACCGCAGCGGCAAACGGGTCGCGCTTTTGTTGGGCAACCATAAGTACAGACGAGGCATATTGTAGTTTGTGATGCTGTTGAACAGCGAGAGCCGGGTTCATGGACCCCTCCTTGAAAAAACTCGATTGATTGGGTTCTTTCGGAAGGGGTGCCCGGCAACCGGACCCTGCCTGCTGATACGCTCATCTGGGCGGCGGTACTGTTCCCGCTGTCAGTCGGACCTTTTGTGCAGAAACCGCACATCAGGGTGCCCAACGCTCTTAGGCATACACCGTGGCAAAAAAAGATCAAGAGGGGGTTAGCCACAAATTATGCCCCATCGCTCGCAGCGACAGGGCATATTTAGAGTTGACAGAGTGAAATTAGCGTATCAGCCAGCTGCGATTTTTGCCAACTGGGTCCGTCGCGCATTCAATTTTTGCATCGCCACAGTGTCTCCTGCGGCGAATGCCTTGCCATATTCCCCGTCCGGTCCAATAAACTTTTCATAGGCGGCGCGCCCTTCAGCTGGTGTCATGGTCAGGCTGCCACCGCCATGCGGCTGAACCATGCTATCCTCGCCTGCCATTTCGCCTATCGCCGCCATAAACCGGATCACTTGGGCATCGCCGGTATCTTTGGCCAGCAACTTGCCGATCCGTTCAATGCCCTCGGCATCGATCCCCGCCTTTTCAGCCACCATCTGCGCTGCTTGGCGTGCCTGCGTCATTTTGGCGTCTGTCTGCGCCCCAAAGTCCTTTTGCAGATCGGCCATCATATTGGCCTTGGCACTTTCCAATTCCAATGCAGAGCTTTCGTCCAGCGCCTTCATCTTTTCGGCAAACAGACCAACATATGCCTTATGGGTTTCTGGCGACACGCCCATGTCAAATGCCAGCTTGCGGGCCTTGCCTTCCAGCTCGCTGTCCCATGGCGCGTCCTTTGGCCAAAAATCAGGGGGCTCAACGGCATAGCCATCTTCTTTTTCGGGCAGCCCAAGGGACGCGGCATTGGCCCGTGCCCATTCGGCATGGGATTGGCCCTTGGCAGGTTTGTCCAGAATGCTGTCCAAACCTTTGCCGATCCGCTGCTCGGCGCTGCGATGGCCACGCACCAATTTGGCAAGGATCTCATTGCTATCATCAACGGCCAAACCTTTTGCGGCCAACCATTGCTGCTCTTCGGGGGTATAGTCGGCCGATTTGTACCAGGGCGCAGCGGCGGGTGCTGGCGGCGCAGCGGGCGCTGGATCAGCTGCTGCACTCGGCGCTGCGGCCGGGGCAGGAGCGGCGGCAGGAACGACAACCGGGGCGGGGGCAGGATCTGCTACGGCGGCCCCGCCTTCACCTTCTGCCATGCGGTACATCATCGGGGCAGCCAACAGGCCAGCGAGCCAAAAGCGTTTATTCATCGTCGTTCTCCATCAAAATGTTCATATCGTCATGGGTCAGGCCAGACAGGGCCAAAAGTTGCAGGGCAAAGTCACGCCGCCCGGCCTCGTATGCTTGTTTCAGCGGGTCAATCGCCTCGACCTCGGGCACGCCCGCGATGATCTGGCGGGGCTCGATCGACAACACTCCGCCCATGCGGATCAGGTCACTACGCAGCTCGGGCTGGGTTGCCACGGCCTTGCCCCAACGCCGCGCGATGTCGGCCAACTCGCGGCGCTGGGAAAAGGCAAAGATGCCTGCCAATAGGTGGATGCGGTTCCAGATCATTGGCGTTTACCCGCGATGGCTGCTTGCGCGTGAATGAGTTCACGATCGCCAACAGCCATAGCAACGAACAGAGAACCGATCAGCTGCAAAAGCTCATTTCGATCCATTTCCCCAATTGGTTCACCGCGCCACTGGCTATTTTTGACATCTTCGATGGTCATAAGGTTTGGCGACATACCGACATTCTTTTTTGTCTTGGGTTTCCGATAGGCATCGAAAATGTGCTGGCGATCCTGAAGTCTTTCGGCGTGGTGCTTTTTCATCCATAGATACAGGTTCCGCACCGCGCTGTCCTTGCAACAGCCAACGCCATTAAAATGACCGTCAAGCGTGGCCACCCACTCGCCTTCTCGATCCAAATTCTGTTTGAAAGTTAGACCGCTCATACCGCCCCCCCCTCTGCCGCCTGCATTGCGCCCGCTGCACCGGCCATATCCTTCATGGCACCTGCACCGGCCTGCGCCATCTGCATGGCCTGCGCCTGCTGCTCGGCCTGCGCACGTGCCTCGCCCAGCTTGTCCGCGTCTTCACGCGACCGGAAGATTTTAGCCGGCGCGCCGCGTGCATCGCCCAAAACCTCTAGCAAAGCGTCTTCATCAATCCGGTCACCAAGCCGCGGCTTGATCTGCATCAGCGGCGCGATGTCCTCCAACACGCGCAAGGCGGCGTTGCCTTCGGTGCTGCGCTGTGCAGCGGCGGCGGCGGAAAGATACGTCACGCGCAGCTCCAACCCTGCCAGCTCGGGTGGCGGCGGCGGGATCTGGCCTGCGCGCCACAGCAAGGCAAAGCGGCGCATGATCTTCAGCACAAGGAACTCCTCTTGCACGCGGCCTTGATGCGGTGCCCATAGGCGCTGTCGTTCCTCCTGAATGGTCATCACTTCGGTGGCCGTCATGCCCGAACGACCAGAAAGCTGCATCAGCGTGTAGTGGAATGCATCCTTGATCTCTCCCAGCTTGGCCTGCTTTTCCTGCAAGGTCAGGTTAAACGCCCCTGTGGTCAAATCCATCGGGCGCAGCATCGCGCGGCCCTGCGTATCTACGGCGCCATAGATCACCGACCCGGGGCGGATGCGACCTTCCAGCGGCCAATCGCCCCGATCGGGGGCAAGGATGGTGGGGTCAGCGGCGCGTTGGGCTGCCCGCAACGTCGCATCGTCCATCCGGTTGTGGGCCTTGGCAGATGACAGGGCGACAAAGCCGGGGCCAAGCCCGTAGGTCTGGCCGGTCTCCACCTCCCAACGGGGGGCAAAGAACGGCATTTCGTCATAGCCCGCAAGACGTACAGTCGCCCCTTCCATTTCGCAGGAATAGCGCGACATCCACGCCTTGCCTTTGACGCCCAGCATGCCTTTGCGCCACGCATCGTTTTTCATCACATGGTGATAAAACACGACCTCGGCAATGTCGCCCTTTTGGGCCATCTCGGTCAGCTTTGCGGGCAGCGCATCGCCTGTCTTTTGAAACATCGACAGGGCTTTGCTGGCCGTCAGACGAAACCTGCGCACCACTTCGCAAACTCGCCCGAAGCCATCGATGTCATAGACGACCTCGGACAGCGACAAGGTAACATCAAGGATTTTCTTTTCGCTGGTCACCAGCTCGTCATATTGCGCGGCGTTGCCAAAGCTGGCCAGATCCGAAAACACCTGTGTGGCGGCGGTGTAGAACGGGCTGACAGCGGGCATGAAACTGCCCAACACAATGCGGCTGCATGTATCCAGCCACATTTTGCCCGCATGCCACTTGTTCACATCCTCATCATTGGTTTCAAACCCGAACCACTTATTGGCGGGATTGGTCAACGTGCCATAAAGGCCAGCGGAAAAGCTGCTTTGGGCATGGATCGGCGCGCTGGACAGTGGGCGCTCTAGCTGCCGATCCTTCGGGTTGTCCTGGCCAAATCCGCCGCGTTGTGGCCGCATCAACGTGGCAATATCACGCCACAAAGCCTCATGCTGGCTGCGCGCGCCTTTCAGCTCGTTCCAGCGGCGCTCGGCCTCGGTAAAGGCCATGGTGTCACCCGACAGGGCGGTGCTGGTCATAGCGTTCATTGCGCCACCCCGCCCAGTGTCGGGGTGTAAGGAATGCCCGATGCGCCGGTCAGCACATTGGCCGCCGCCCCACTGCGGCGGCGGCGCAAGCGAGCTTCAAGGTCGGCCTGCTGCACAGCCTCTGCGCTGTCGACAGATGCAACCTGAACAGGGGCAAAGGTAGGGGTCTTTTTCGAGAAACACATGGGGTTGGCTCCTATGGTTGGGGGTGGGTTTGGGGAACAGATGGCAGCCAGGCAAACTGCCGGAAAATGTCGGTACCGGCAGGCCCGAAACCGGGCATGTCAGTTTCATGGTGAAAGCCCAACGCGGCCAGCAAGCCCGACGCGGTGGGATGATCTGCCCAAGCACGGGCTTCGATGCGGCGGATGCCGTGGGTGGCACAGTATTCGGGCATGCCCCGGCGGATCGCGCTTGCAAACTGCGCAAGCGGGCGGCGATAGCGGGCATGGTCACGGGCCAGCAAGGCCGCGCTGGCCACGCCGAACTGCCCCGTTTTAACCAACATCAGCAGGGCAAAGGATTGCCCATCGACCGACGCGATATAAGACAACGCCGCTATCGGCTGCATGGATCGCCATTCCGCAAACAAGGCGATATGGGTTGTTGGCGCACCCCGCGTCACCTCGGCCTCCATCCGGTCAGATGGATCGAGGCGGGAAAACACCGCCATGGCCGCAAGATCATCAAAGGTGCGCAACTCGATCATGGGTTAAGACATCCCCAAGGCAGTTTTGTACAATTCCAACACAGCCTCTTCTTCGGCAATGTCGTCTGGCTTACGCCTGCGAAGGGCGATGACCTTGCGCAAAATAGTGCCGTCATACCCACGGCCCTTTGCCTCTGCGAACAACTCCTTTTCCTGCTCGGCAATGTCCTTTTTTTCCGAGATCAGCTGCTCGGCGCGCTCGATGAAAGCGCGCAGTTCATCTGCAGTGACGGAATACTGGTCAACTGGCTCTTCCATCACATAGCCTCCCCGTTCAGACAGGCCCGCCGGGCGGCACTGCACCACAGGTCCATTGCCTTGGCCTCGGATGATGCCGTGCGGGCGATGCCTGCCAGCGTGATCGACACCAATCCCTCGCTATCGGTCAGATTTGCGCCTTCCTCGGTTTCCAGCCTGTGGATCAGGTTGCCGCGCTGGGTTGGCACGTTGCCAGCCTCAACCACCGCAATCAGCTCGCGCAGCTTGCCCGCGTCCAAAGGCGCGGCATCTTTTGCCTTGCGTGGCTTCTTATGGGTCGATGTATTTGCCTTGGCCTTGGCATTATCACCCGCCTCGGCAATGTCAGCCTTCAGCTTGGCCGCGTCACCAGCTGCGGGCACCGATGCCTTGGCATCAGCCTGCGCTTTGGCGTCAGCATCAGCCTGCGCGTCTGTTGCTTCTTTGGCCTGCGCGTCCGCTTTGGCCTTGGCTTTTGCCTCAGCTACATCGGCATCAGCCATCGGCGGCACATCTGCTGCGGCAATGTCAGCTTTCAGCTTGGCTGCCGCATCGCCCTCAAGCTGCGCCTCGGCGTCCGCTTTGGCCTTGGCTTCCGTTGCAGCCACCGCCTCAGCCTCTTGTGCCTTCGCGTCGGCTTCGGTCATTTTTTTATTCTCATTCATCTCAAAAATCTCCTAAATGTTGGGGGTTGGTAGGTTCAGGCCTGTGAAAGCCGCTGCCGAAGCAGGTAGCCTTCAAACGCCCAAATTTTTTGGCGGGCATTGTCGAAGGCGATTTTGATCCCAATCGCTTCGTCAAAGTTTTCAGGACTTGCGCAGGCGCTTTCACCCGTTACGGTAAAACCATTGGCCAAGGTCAAGCAGCAAACGGTAAGACAGCTTCCCTCGAACACATGGTATTGAACGCCCACGATCAGGCCGTCGATATGGGCAGGCGTGATGCGCGGCGCTGTCAGCCCTTTTGCGACAATCTCCGCCTCAATATTAGCTTCGTCGTTCATATTATCCTTCATAGGGGTTCATCACGTCATAGCCGGTTGAAAGCCCACCGGCGGGCATAGGGGCGCCCATTTGGGGGCCTCCGTTGTGGCCCATCAGGGCAGAACGCCCCGCTGGGGAACTGATAGGGCTGATCCCGTTGGCGCGATGTTCGGACAGGGCCAGATATTGCAGAGCGTCCATCACGTTCGCCTCGGTCAGCTTTTTGTTCGGCACTTTGCGCTTGTCACCATTGGCGTCGATTTCATCGGTCCAGACATAGCGGGCCTCAAAACCACGGATCAGGAACTTGCAGCTGGGGTCGATCAGCAGGCCGGGCTGGCCAGCGTGCATGAACTCCAGCGGGGCACGAATTGCCTCTAGCCGCGGCTGAATGCGGTTGGTGCCAATCTTCTGCGGCCGCACGCGGAAACCTGCGGCTTGCCCCACCAGCTTGTTCCAGGTCGCGTTTTCCTCGGCGGCCAGCGATGACCCTTGCTCACCCGCCATATCGCCCCATGCGGCCTCGATGGCGATGCCAGGGAAACGCTGTTCCAAAAGCGCGGCCAATCGCTGGCCAAACACAGCGGCCAGCGGCCTTTCATCGGGATAGTGCAGCTCGGCCAGAATGCGCCAATGGAACGGGGTCAGGAATTGCCCGATCACAGCCGCACCTTTGAAACCTTGGTCCATACCGATCCGCAACGGAATGCCCGGTTCCGGCGCAATCGTGCCCTCGGCCACATGTATGCGGCGGTTGAACTCGCGCTTGAACACAGGTTCACCGGCGCGCAGGTAAACAATCTTGTTGTAGACCAGCCGGTCGATCATATCGCCCCGCCCGGTCAGCTTCATCGCTGCGACTTGGCGCGGGTAATATGCGGCCGAAAGGTTTTGCATGTTCTCACAGCCGGGCTGGCCAAAGCCGGGCTGATTGCGGAACTCCACGCGGATCTTGCGCGATCTGTTTGGCATGGCCGCGTTCAACAGGTCCATGATCTTGGTGCGCTCTTTTTCGTCATGGAACAGCCGAAAGGTCCAGTTGTCCTCATCCGGCGCGTTGAAGTCACCGATGATTTGGCCGTACCCCTGCATTTCCAGCGGATAGCCCACAAAATGCGAGGCCCCCGGCCAGCGGTCGATACGCCCGATGCCAGCGGTCAACACTTCGACCGGCACGGTGTCCATTTCGTTCAGCCAGATATCGGTGGTCTGCACACCGCGCATCGAGGCGATAACATCATCCCCAAAAGCCATGAACTCCACGCGGAACTCGATCGGGCCGTTGCCATCGTCAAATTCGATCACATGCGTCACGGGGTCGCCACGACCACCAGACCACTTTCCCAATTCCTTGGGAAAGGTTTCCAAATAGCTGGGGATCGTTGTCGACCACAGTTGCCGATAGGTCTCACGAACAACCAGCAACTTGTAGCGCCGCCAACCGCTCCCCTCGTCGTCCAGGTCGATGGTGGATCGGGGCATCATCATCGCGCGCCGCAACCGGCTTTTCAGCACCGTGGTGGTTTTGCCGCTGCCCACTGGACCCTGCGCGCCCAGAATGTCGGCATCAGACCAATACATCGCCTCCGCGATCGGGCCGGGGAAAGTCACGGCATCATCGATCGGCATGTTGCCAGTTGCAAAATTCCCCTCTAGGGTCGCAATTGCCTCGGCCGCATCCAGACCTTCCAGCCGGGCACTTTCATCCAGACCATCAGAGGCCGCACCACGCGGCATATCAGCGGGAAGGCAAACCCTTCCCCCCATACCCCAGTGGCCGGTTCCAAATTTCGCGTTCATTCCAAACCTGCGATCTGGCCGAAAAGGCCGAATGGGGTCACACAGAGGGGGAGAGAGTGTGCGTGCGGGTGGCCCCCCCGGGGGTCAAAAAGGCCGCGATGAATGCCGGTCAGGCCTTGGGGGGGGGCCTTGCGCATCGCTGGCAGGGCGCGGAACATGTGGGGCGGTTGATTTTCGATCAACTGGCCGCGCCCATTTTTCACCTGTGTTTTCAAAGGCTTGCTCATTTTGTCCGCGCCCCTTTGTCCGCGCCGCCGTTTTCGGTTTTGCTAACCTGTTGTTTTTGCTGCATTTCATGCGGCATCGGCGGCGGGCCAACTTGCCGGGTCTTTGGCGTCACATCCCGCGCCCCATCCGCACCCGTTCGCGCAGGCTGCTGACCACCGCCACCAGCGACCACGACTTGGACAACCTGTGTCGGCCCGGCATCCGGCGTAACCTTGGCCAAACCGTAAGGCAGCAACGCCTCGGCGGATCGCAGGGCAGCGGTGAACACGAATTTGAAGGCATCGAGGCGCTGGCCAGTCGTCGGGGCCACGGGCGCGCCCTTGTACCCAGTGGCACCATCTTGCGCCCAGACCAACAGCCGCTCGGTTTGGGCCATCGCGTAGGTGAACACGTCATCGCGGCTGGCCAGCCCTGCCATCTCGGCCAACTGATCCTCGGGCAGCTTCATGCCCCGCGCGGCCAGCCATTCGCGCAGCTGGCTTGCCGCCTTGCCCTTGCCGCGCACAGCTTTGCCGCTGTCATCCGGGTTTGCCTCGTCAGGCAGGAACGTCAGCTGCTTTCCAGCCGCCCGATCCCGCTCAATCCGCTCTGCGGCCTCACGGGCCAGTGCATCCGCCTTGGAATTGGGTTTAGCCACGGCAAAAACCCCCTTTATTGAGGTTTTCCAATGGCTTAACCAAACCCACAACGGTTTCAAATCTACCGTTGTGGGGAACGTTGTGAGTTGTGTATCTATATTTCTGTTGGTTATCAAAGAGATAGAAAAAAGCACAACGCCACAACGCCCACAACGGTATATACCCTTGCATGTGCGCGGGTGCGCATGTGTATACGTATATGTCTGCGATTTGCCGTTGTGGCGTTGTGGGTAAGGCATAAACCCTTGATTTAACAAGGAAATAACCCACAACGGTGGCCACAACGGTTGATCTTTTTACCGTTGTGGCGTTGTGACCCTGACCCATGGCCAGATTGCCCCACCGCTTCGCGAATATAGGCCAATCAAAGGGTGTGGGGAAGCCAATAATGATGCGGCAAACCAAAGGCTTAGCCATGAGGCGGCAAATCATACGTAATCCTCCGGCCCATAAGTGACTTGGGGCGACGTTACGGGTGCGGGCGGTGTGCGTTCTCGGTCCATCGGGAATGAGGCAAGGCCCGGAATGGCCTTGATCGGGATATAATAGCCGCGTGACCTGTTCCCAGCGAGGGTTAGGGGCTGCGGCACAGGCTCTGCACCCTCCACCCGGCGCGCTGATTGGCTCCAGGCACCGCCTGCCCATTGGCTGCCCTGGAACAACTCGGCCAGCGGCTGGATGCTGGGGCTGTTGGCGATGAACAACAACGCATCCTGCCCCTTGCCCGACACGCGCAAGCCTGCTTTGGCCAGCTGACCGTCTGGGTTGCTATCCTTGAGGCTTGTCACAGCGCCCACCATGTCGGCGGCGGCAATCACCCATTGGGCGATGTTGTACTGCTCGGACCTACGGAACGGGTCATAGGTGCGGCCCATCAGGTGCAACAACATGCCTTCGCTGTCAGTCATCACATCAGGCCGGTTGGCATCAAGGCGCTTGGCAATGATCTTGCCCCATGCCTCGGCCTCATCCACGCTTGGCATGGCTGCACGCTGCATCATATCGGCCATGGCCAGCACGGTGGCCCAGTTGTCGCTGTCACGGCCCGCCACGCCTGCCAGGGCAAGCCCTTGGCGGTAGGTGGTCAGGCGCTCGGCCCATGTCGGCCAACGATCGATCAGCTGGCGCAAGATTACGGCACCGCGCGCCTGCCATTGGCTTTCGCGCAGGTTCAACGGCTTGGTATCGCGGGGCAAGGGGTTCAGATCGAGGCGGATCAGGCGCTGCACGTCCTGCGGTTTCATGAGGCCGGGGATGATGATCGAGGAAAACAGAAACGCGGAATAGACGTTGCCGCCGACGCCCTTCTGGTCTGCCGATCCGCGCAACCAACTGCCACCGGATGAGGCAACGCGGGCCAGCTGGATCATATCGCGCTCTTTGGTGCTGCGCTCGTCGCCTGGCTCGATCTCGTCCAACACCACGGGTATGGCGCCATAGCCCAGCTTTGACGTGATCCCCGATTTTGTCGGGTCGTTGCTGCGCACCAATCCCTTGGGTCCGCCATAGATCATCTGCAACAGATCCTGAAACTCGGATTTACCCGCACCGGCGGCGGCTGTCATCCAGAATGTCGGCCGCCACTTCATGGCACCGCCAAGGCGTTGAATACCGATCATGCCCAGGGCAATGGTCGGGTCCACGTCCGGCGCTTCCCAGTTCCACGTTTGCAAGGTCTCCATCAGCACTGGCACAGGGTCATCATGCGCGCCGGGGGCGACGGGGCCGGGAATGGATGGATAGGCAGGATATATCCGGCCATCAAACGGGCCGGGGTGGCGCTCGATGCCGTCCACAATCAACGCATCGCCGCGATGATAGATCAGCTGGCCTTCACTGCCGCGCCACGCACCCACGCCCCGCACCGCGCCATCGGGTTCAAACAACCCGCGCTCGCCGCAAGCGGCAATCATCGCCATGGCCGATGATGTCTGGTCAAACCGATCAGACTTGCGGGTGGTCGGATAGCCTTCTTTATCGCGGTTCCAGATTGGAAAATGGGAAATCAGCTGCGGGATCATATGGCCAAACAAGGTCAGGATGTCTTGCGCCGCATGTTTGGACAGCCCTATAATCTGGCGTTGTGCATCGAGGTAATAGCAGGTGCTGCCTTTCACGCCCAAAGGGATGATCGGGCAACCGGCCCAAATCTCACCATCTGGCCGGTCATCATCACCGCGCGGCGGCTTTGGCTCTGGCTTAGGCTCTGGCTTTGGATCGGCCGCGCCCTCGGCTGGGTCCAGCCCTGCGCCTGGCGCATCCGCTGCACTTGGCGCAATCGGCGCATGCTCCAGCTCGTCGGCCAATCGGCGGCGGGCATCATCACTGTCGACAGGGCGCAAGAGGGATTTGCGGTCAGTCATGCCAAACCCCATATTTCCAACGATTTGATGGGTGGTTGGGCAAATGCCTCGGCCTTGATCCTTGCCCGAAAGGCTTGATCAACTCGCTCTCCTTCAACAAAGGCATCGCAACCTTTGCCTGCACCTACCAGCTGCGCGGCGGCGGCCTTGGTGGCATCGATGCCGTGGCGGGCCACGACATCAGGCGCATACCGCTCTGGATGCGCGACTAGGCCACAGGAATACCCAAACATCAGCGGCTCAAGCGCGGGGCACGGCCCTTCGGTCACTCGTAGAACCTGTGTGGCAAGCGGGCATGTTTGATCCAAACAGCACTGGCCGCAATTATTGCAAGGCTGGCCATGTGCGGCTTTTGGTGGGGCCCATTGGAATTTCATACCGCCTCCCGCTTTTCACAGCGCCAAGCAATGCGCACGCCGGGGTTGACCTTGGCCATAACGGCCGTCATCGATGCACCGGCCAAGACGCACAGATACTGATTGGCCATTAGTCCCGCTGGTTCATCTTGCGACGCTTGGCCAACAAACAGGGTGAGGATCAAAAGCCAGTCCATCATGCACTGCCCAACATCAGGTTGCGTACATCAATTAATGGCTTGACAGCCTTGGCAGCGGCCTCCTCGGTCATTTCGTCCAGAAGCTTTTGGGTAAAAGCTTCCTGCCGGTCATATTCTGCATCAGACAGGGTGATATCCATTTTCAAGGCGCAATCTGCATAATCTGAAATGCGCAACGTAATCACAGCTTCGCCGTCATCGTTTTCGCCCAGCACAGCAAGAATTTGGCCAATGCCTTCGACTACAAACAGCTTTGCAAAATTTTTTACCACCATCACGCATCTCCTTCCGGCACAGCCCTTTGGCCGCGCACAACATCGTTCAAATCCTTAAACCCCTCGGGGGGCAGCCATATCCGCACGGTGCGGCCTGCTTTTTGATGGGCTGCCACAGCACGGTCCAACGCATCGCGCGCGGTCGCGTTGTCATCGCGGTCCGCAATCAACGTGACCTCGGTAATGTTGGGGGGCAGCACCACAGCACCCAGATTGCCCAGGCTAATCGCGGCCAAGATCCGCGCTTCGGGCTTGATCAAGGCAGCGGTCAAACCGTCCTCGATGCCCTCGGCAATATAAACCCGGCTGCCCTGCGGCATGCTTGCCATCGGGCCGGGGTGGCCACCACGCGGCCCAATGCCTGACCACAGGCGGATCGCAGCACCGGCATAATCGCCCAGCACCTTTTTCGGGCTGGGCATGGCGGCTTTGGCCCACAATCCTTGGGCATCAAGGCCCAGATAGGTGCGGTGCAGCGCGACGGTATCGCCTTGCCGATCGACAACGCCGGTCACCATTGCAGGCAACCGCTTTTCAAACACTTCGCCAGTCTCGGGATCAATCCATTTGGCAAAGCAATGCGGCTCATACCGGATCGCACGGGGCGCGCGCGGCAAGGCGGCCAGATCGATGCCACGGCGCGCAAGGTAATGCGCCACAGGTGTGCCGGCCAAATCCTCACGCGCGGCCAGCCAGATCGCCTTGGCTTGGCGGGCAACGCGCACGCGCATCGCGGCGCGGGCGGCCTCGGCATCACGGCGGCGCAAACGGGCAGTTTCGGCGGCTTGCTTTTGGCGGCGAATATCATCGGGGCTGGCGTTTTGCAGGCCCAAAAAGGCCCGCGCCTCGCGCAATGCATCCGACACATTGCAGCCCTGATACAGCGCAATCAGGTCAATCGGGTCACCATGCGCGCCGGTCGCAAAATCTTGCCAATATCCCGCGCGCGGCCCCGACAGATGCACACAAAAACTGCCCACAGAACGGTCGGCCCGTCCGGGGTTCAAGGTGAAATACAGATGCTTGTCGATGTAGCTGCCCGATGCCTCGGGCGCATAACGGTGCGCCACCTCGTCAATCCGGGCAATCAGCATATCCCGAATATCCTCAATGCTGTGCAAATGAGGGCGGGACTGCTGATTGCCGGTGAATGTGGCACGCGCCGGGGCCATCGGATCAGGCCTTTGCCGCGCTGGCTGGTTTGTCGGCAACCATGGCCGCAAGGGCAACGGCAACCTTTTGCCGTTCAAAACTGCGGCTGTCGGTCAGCAAATTGAAACGCTCTTTGGCTTTTTGTACGCCCAAATCCAACTCGATATGGTGAAACTGCGCGCCGGTGCAAACCAACCGCATCAGCTCGGCGTCCAATTTCAACGTCCAGCCATTCTTGCGTGGCAAATCGGTCAGGTGTTTTTTCAGATCATAGGACAGCGATGTGCCCGATATGGGTTTTCCCATATCGGTTTTGGATGTGCCGGGGGCGGGTGCTGCACTATCCCGCCCCGCGACACGCCCCAGATCATCACCCTCGGCGGGGGAGGAGGAACCGCCGGGCTGCTCCGTGATGGGCTGGGGATCTGCGACAACAGCCGACAGGTTTTCCGTCGGTGTCGGATCGTCTGCCGCCTCTGCTACGGCCTGCGCGGTGGCGTTTTTCTCGTAATGCGTTAAAAACAGCGCCACGGTCTGCACCTTGCGGTTCAAAAACGCTGCGATATCGGCGCGCGACGTGTTTTTGGCATGCAGATCCAGAATGGTTTGCTTTTCATCATCCGACAGTGGGCCAAAAACCATCACACCTTCACGGTGATTTGGGTCCAACACGCCGGGGTGACTTGCTTGCACCCCGGCGGGGGCTTTGGCGGGCACTGGCGCGGTCCCGGCGCACTCTGCCTCCACTTCAATGGGGGCGGCCTCGGCCAAATCTTCTGCATCATCGCCACTGGGGGCGGCGGTATCCCTAGCACCGCCCCCAGCGCTTTCCCCGACGGGCGTGGTCGGCCCAGTGCCCGTCTGCGCAGGCTCCGCTTCCGTCGGGTATTCTGTTTCGCTGATCGCTTGAAAACAAGCCCGTAGCGTTTCAGCACTAATTTGCAGATCCCGTTCCAAATTGGCGTCATACCTTTCACAATCCGGCATCTCCGCATTGATCGTGATCTGCATTGGCCAACCCGGCTCCAAGCAAAACACCGGATTTAACTTTTTTGCAGCCAACAGAATGCCCGCATCACAAAGCGCGGTAATCTGGATTTGAAGCCGGGTTAATTCGTCCAGCGTCATGGCCTCAAGAAAGACAGTCGCGGGCTTGGTGGAATGTGTCATGCGGATACCTCGGGTTGGGTGATGTTTGCAGGGTTCATCGCGTCATAGGCCTGCGCGGCACGCCACCAAAAGAAGGCGTCCAACGCAGCACTCGCATCCCCCCACGCGCGCACCCAGTCACCGGTGCCGTCGCGTTTGTACCTGTTGGGCGCTGCGGCCAGAACGGCATTCACCGCAGGCAACAGCGCGCGAATATGCGGATTGGATTTGGTGGCCTTGGGCACAACTTCGGCCAAAATGGTCAAGGCCAGCGGGGTATTGGCATTTTCAATCCGCTGGGCCTGCAAAAAGGCCAGCAAGTTGATCATCACCTGGTCGGCATGGCCGAAACTTATGACAGGGTTAGCCATGAATGTCGGCCCTCCCTGCATCGGGCGCATCCACGCGCAACACCCGATCGACAGCGCGGCCCAGCTCCTCGCCCAACTCGACTAATTCGGGGCCAGCGCGGGGCGTTAGCTGAAACATCGTGTGAAATTCAAAGATCGCGGCGCGCAACTGGTCGCGGCGGTCCAGCAGCTCCTCGGCACGGGTGCGCATGTCATCGACTTCATGCGCCTTAAGCCCACCGATCCGGGCGCGCATCGAAACCGACTGGGCGGCAAGCAAGGCAGGTCCAATCATAGCAACCTCCAGAATAAAAGGTGGCGGGGCAGGGCCAAACCTGTTGGCCAAAATCCCCGCCAAAGTGGCCCCCGATCCAATGCAGGCGGTTTTGGGGGCGGCAAACTGTATCACTCCGCAGCCACCGGCTGCGAAGAGGCGCGCGCCAACAGCGCATCAACCTCGGACGCGGATGCACCCCAGATCAGATGATCAGCTGTCAACGGAATGTTTCGGGCGCTGGCATGGGCCAGCAAGTTGCGCATCACGCCCGCTGATGGAAGGTCGCCAGCGGCGCGGCCAGTGCGTTCGCGCCGCCAATGATATGCTGCTTTTTCTTTGCAGCCTGCGGCAACGGCGATTTGCTCGGGCCTGCCGATCATCCGCTCGCATACCTGAAATGGTGTAAGGTTATGTGCCATGACGCTAGATGTAGATGATAGCAATCATACTGCGCAAGCTATTTTTTATAGTATTTCCATCATTAAAAATACTCGCAGCATGACTATGTGTCACCGATGGATGACAAATGGTTCAAACAACAACAAAAACGTGTCGGCGTGACTGCCGAAGATATTGCAAACCGCATGGGACGCACTCGTGCAAACGTTTCTCACATTTTGACCGGCAGACAGCGCATGACGCTGGAATGGGCAGAAGCTTTTGCTGAAGTACTGCAAGTTCCAATCGCCACGGTACTGGAAAAGGCAGGGGTGGCGACCAAAGAAACGACCCATCAATTAATGCCAGGGTTTGCAGAAAGCGATGCAGCACCCTTTTATCCACCACCAGCGCAGTCAGATTTGGTGGGCCTAATTGCCAAGGCTTTGGGGGCCAGTCGCCCGGGTGTAGATTTGTGGCATGTAAAATCGCAAGTCATGGCATTGGCGGGCCTTTTAGAAGGGGATTTTATGCTAATTGACACACATCAATCAGAGCGGGTGAGACCTGGCGATGTTGTCATTGCGCAAGCCTATCAACGAAACGGCACAGCCACCACCATACTGCGCCGGTTTGAGCCACCAGTGTTGATTTCAGCAAGCGCGCGGCCTGAAGATGGAAGGGTTTTTGTCGTGGACGGTGATAACGTTGCAATAAGAGGCAAAGTAATTGCCAGCTGGAGAACACAATGAAGGAAAAGGCTACGGAGGCATTTCTGATTACAGCCTTGCTGATGCTGTTGGGAGTTATTGGGCTGGCTCTTGATGACGGACTGGCGAGGTGGTCAAGCTCATCTGCGCTGCTCGGCCTTTTGGTTACTTTTGGCTTTTTCTATACGGTGATTATTCTTTGGATGCTTTGGAAAGCGCGCCGCAAATAGACCTGTGAAAGCCAGAAACTATCACTAAAGATAGTTTATCTATATTTTATAGTTGACAGTTACAGGTGCTAACTCCTAACTAAGTGCAGATCAACTGCACAGAGGAGTATCCCCCAATGTCCTACGCCTATGTCGTTCCCAACGCCCGCCCCATGCCCATCGATGACCGGCTGCTGTCGCAGCTAACCCGCGTGGCCCATGATGCCCCCAAATCACTGGCAACCGAGGCTGAATGTGAATGGCTGCTGTCCGTCATTGGCCCCTTGCTGGATGAACTCGGCCAGCGCCGCGCCTTCATGGCTGCCCACGGCATCACCATCGAGGCAGGCAACGTCATCCAGCTGGCGGCGGTGCGCTGATGCCAACAGCATATTGCTTTAGGGGTGGTGTAATAGACATCGCAAGCCACAAAGACACAGTGCCCGATGGCGCAATTCCATTTGTTTCAACCAGAAAATCTACCGCTAAGTTGCTTGCGGCAATCGAAGTAAGGGCCCGCCATGCATATGATGGGAAAACCTTGCTTGTACCAGGCATCCCCGAAGCGGCCAATGATGCAGACGCACTGGCTGCCCTCGAAAAATGGTCCGATTGGGCATTTCCGGGGGGCAAGCTATGACCCTCCCAGATCGCCCAATGAACGCAGACCAGCTGCTTGGCTTCAACATGGCGCTGGCCTGCCTGATGCGCTGGGGCAGCCAGATTGAACGCAACGGCGTCAGCCTTGGCGGGCCGCAAGATATGATCCCGCGCAGCCAGATGATGCGCCACGGCGGCAAAATGGTGCGCAGCTGCGCCGAAGCCTTGGCCCTGACAATGGGCAAAGAACCCGTGCCGATCGCACCCGCACACAACGTCATTCCCATCACCACAGCCGCCCGCAAGGCTGGCTAGGGTGCTGCCGGGGGTCGCCCGTGGTGTGCTGCTCGCCGCCACCCCCCAAATCATTGTCCGGCGGCAGGCGACACGCTGGACCAACGAAAGGCAAAACCGATGCTTGATCCCTACACGCTTTTTTTGATCACTGTCGTGGCCGTTCTGGTGGCAGTCGCGGCGACCATAGCCGTCGGATTGTGGAACCTACGGAAGCAGGCCCGCGATATGCCCCCCGAAACCCAAGATGATTTCCAAATCAGTGCCGCGCGGTGGGCCTACTTGGGCGACCGGCGCCAAGGGGAATGACCATGAAACCTTTTATCACCGCCGATGACGTGGCCAAAATGATCGGCTATGACAGCACCGCCACCTTTTTGCGGCACCGGGACGGTCTGGAAACAGACCGCGATTTCCCCACGCCAATGCCCACCAGCCGCCGCCCGATGCGCTGGCGCAGCGATGCCGTGGCCGCGTGGCTGGCTGAACAAGGCCTGCCCCGCGCAATGACTGCCGCGCTGCCGCCCCGCCCCATGGGCAAAAACGTGGTGCTGATGGAACTCGCGAGAACAGCATGAAACAGCCTGACGACAAGGGGCTTACTGAAGCACAAGTGATTAAGCTTTTATTAGCCAAATGCGATGAACTGGGCGGGAAAATGCAACTTGCCGCTCTTTTGAATGTAAAGCCACCCCGCCTCTCTAATGTTCTTCATGGCCGTAACCGTGTCAGCGAACCAATGCTGCGCCTGCTCGGTCTCAAAAAACACCGGGTCAGCGTTTATCGCTATTTCCCCAAAGACTAAAATCAAAGGTATCCCAACATGACCCGCAAACCTCGCCCACCCATCGGTGATGCGCCCCCACGCCTGCGCCAACGCCTGCGCGCCGGTGGCGATTGGCGGATTTGGTGGGAACCGCGGCCCACCGATCGCGCGCTGGGGTTTGATGTGGTGGAACTTGATGCCGCCCGGATCAACTGGTCAGTGACCGAGGCAAAGCGCCTGAACAAACAACTAGACACGGCCCATGAAAGCGGCACCCGCGACGCAGGCCTGCGCAAATCCGGGCGCCTGATCTCGGATTTGATTGCCGATTATTCCCGCTCGGTCCACTTTACCGAAAATACGCGGCCTGCCACCCAAACCAGCTACCGCAAGTTGATGCTCCAGATCGACGATAAATGGGGCCCGCAACGGGTGGCCGCATTTGACAAGGCCACCATGGCCGCCTGGTACCAATCGCTCTACCGCGAAAAAAGCCCGCGCATGGCCCAAGCCTTGATCCGCCAAGTCTCCATCCTGTTTGAACATGCCGAAACACTGGGCTGGCGGCCTGAAAATTCCAACCCCTGCCTGCGCCTGAAAATCAAAACCCCTGCCCCGCGCGACCGGCTGGCCACATGGGATGAAATAGAGGCCGTGATCGAGGCAGCCGATGCCCTGGGCTTTTCCAGCTTGGTGCTGGCCATCCATCTGTCATTGTTCCAGGGCCAGCGCCAAACTGACGTGATCGAGGCAACGCGCGGGGCATTCCGCCTGCTGGACAGAACCGATCCCGGCACAGGGCAGGCGCGCCCAGAATGGACATGGACCTTGCTGCGGTCCAAAAACAACCGCTTTGCCATCCTACCCGTCCACCCCGATGTCCTCCCCTTGCTGCGCCTGACGCTGGCCCAAACAGGCACAGCCGATGCCCCGCGCACTGCGGACACGGCCCTGATCCTGGACGAGGCGACGGGTCAACCCTATTCCGTGGATCTGTTCGCCAAACGCTGGGCCAAGGCCCGCGCGCTGGCTGCGCGGCGCATCCCATCGATCACCACCCTGAAATTCCGTGATCTTCGGTCCAGCTTCTCGCGCCTCGCCCGCGCAGCTGGGGCCAGCGATGACGACACAGGCGATGCGCTCGGCAACAGCGCCGCCACCAATCCCAGCCTGCGGCAAACCTACATGCCCGCAAGCTTTGAAACCGCCCGCCGCGCCATTCTGGCCGTGCAGCGCCCCCAACAAACAGAAAAAAAGGAACAGGCAAAATGAGTGACACAAAGCCAGATTATTTTATCGCGTGGAACGTCGGAAAATCGGAGGGCTTTATTACAACCGATATAAAGGATTGCAAAAAGGCACTAGGCATACTTGATAGCGGAATGTCAGAGAGCGCATTGGGTGCATACTTTCGAGAGATTTATGAGGGTGATGATTTTCCACCGCTTCAAGTGGTTAAGGTTATGCTATGAAAGATTATGTTGAACCGCTTTCTTGCCTCCCTATCCATTGGGCTCGCATGGTCACCCGCATTGACAGCACCGCCTTTCAAATCGTCGGCCTGCCTGCTGACATCGATGACCCCATATTCACCCACCGCGAAGCCGCTGAACTGTGGCTGGCCCAAAACCTGCCCACCCTCGCACCGCGCATGAAACGCGAACACCGCCCATGCCTTGCCTGCACCAAAACGTTCCTTAGCCAAGGCCGCCACAACCGCCTGTGCAACCCATGCCGGGGGGGGGCCGCGTGATGGCCATCATCGCAAAAGGCGGCCTGCTAAAAACCATAGCGCTAATCATCGCCGTAATCGTGGCTGTCCCGCTCGGCCTGTTGGTCCTGTGGGTGGCAGAAACGCGGCACAATCGAAAGGACAAGCCATGACCAATCACCCCGATATCTGCATCTATCACGACAACTGCGATGATGGTTTTGCAGCCGCCTACGCAGTTTGGAAACGCTGGGGTGATGCAGTGAAATTCATTCCTGCTCAATATCAAGGCCACTTACCGGATGTAGCGGGAAAAGATGTTCTGATTGTTGATTTCTCATACAAGAAAGATGACATGGCCACCCTTGCGGCATCTGCTAAGCGGATTATTGTTTTGGATCACCACAAGACTGCCGAAGCAGAATTGTCAGGCTTTCTGCGTATGAACTGCTTTGGCGGGCCATTCTTGAAACGCTACGCAGATCGGATGGTTGAAGGTGTCGGGGTTCACTTTGATATGAACAAGTCGGGGTGTCGCATAGCGTGGGAATACTGCTTTGGCGACGAGAGAATGCCAGAATGGTTTGCCGCTGTTGAGGACCGCGACCTCTGGCGGTTTGCTATTAGAGGCACCAAGGAAATCTGTATTGCAATCCGATCAATGCCGAGAGATTTCGAGTTGTGGGATATGTTCACCGCCGAAAGGCTGGCGAATGAGGGCGTCATAATCCGCCGGTATGTGGATATGATTGTCAAGAACATTTGCGACACCGCCTTTGTTGAAAGCATCGCTGGATATGACGTTCCTGTCGCATCTTGCTCTTATGATTTCGTCTCAGAGGTTGCCCATGAACTTCTGCAACGCAACCCAACCGCCCCTTTCGCCGCTTGTGTTGTCCGGTCTTACGATGGGACAACATACTCTCTCCGATCAATGGACGACCGAATGGACGTGGCCGATATCGCCAAAGCAAACGGCGGCGGCGGGCACCGCAATGCCGCAGGGTTTCGTGTCGTGAATGGAGGCAAGCCATGATCCCTCTAGCCATAGAAAACGCCACCCGTCGCATCGGCAAATCGCAAGGCTACAAAAGCCTTGCCATTCTCGATGCCACCACAGCTGACGGTGATCCCGTCATGCTCACAGCCTGGGAACCCACGCCTGCCGAACTGGCCAGGCTCAACAGTGGCGCGTCCGTCTATCTGTGGGTGATGGGATCAGCCCATCCGCCGGTCAGCCTTGAAGTGGGGGAATGATGCCAGCGCTGAATTTCAAAAAGCAATTTGCGGATGATGTCGAAAATGGTTTCAAAAAGCAAACCGTGCGCGCCCATCGCAAAGACGGCCGTCTTCACTGCAAGGTTGGCGATACGATTAAACTTTACATCGGGATGCGCTCCAAATCTTGCCGCCTGCTCCGCAGCGCCACTGTTACAAGGGTGGCTGCCATTAGGATTGAGGGCACGCGCATGTACATAAAAGGTCGCCTGCTTCCGATGTCCATTGATCATCGTGACAGCGAACAAACCGACAATGAATTTGCTGAAGCCGATGGTTTTGACAGCTTTATGGATATGGCAAGCTGGTTTCAACAGATCCATGGCTTGCCGTTTGAAGGCGTTGTGATCTATTGGGACTAAACCGTCCGCCGTGGACGGTCGCGGACGCGCGGACGGCGGGGAATGTGTCGCCATAAAAACCTAATCTTTCTAGGCAGTTATGGCTCCGGCGGTAGGGATCGAACCTACGACCAATTGATTAACAGTCAACATGAAAATCAATTAAAACAAAACATTAGGCGGCTTCGTTCAGGATTTTTTTGCAGGTCATAGCGATTATTCACGGTATCTTTGTGCGGCCTAAGATACCGTCAACGGGAAGCAGATCAGGGCAATCTGCGTGGCCTTTGTCAGCGTCACGGATGCAGTAGTGCCGCCACCAATCGCGGAAAGCTGTGTATGAACGCCGCCATACCATGCCTCACTAGTACCGGTCGCATTGTCTGAAATTTCGGTCCAGCCGGATTGCGGGGTGCCCGTCTGGCCTATACCACTGATCCAGCCGCTATGACACGCAACAGCCAGCCAGTAATTTGCCGAGCCCAACGTGACACTATTGGTCGCGGCACCTTGAACCTGTGTGGCTTCGGTGGGAGTGCCTATTGATACACTTGCCCCGGCCTCTGGCACCAATTCCAGAACAGCAACAGCCGAGTTATCTGTGCCTTGCGGGTTTCCGAGTGTCAGAACGCCCGAGCCAGCCGATACGCCATCGTTTACCCAAATTGTATATCGGTCGTAGTCCTGAGATTCGCCTTACATGACCTTGTTAATAACTTTGGTCCACGTCTGGCCTGCACCCGACAATGTGCGGTCAGGGTTTGCCGTGTTGTATGATCCATCGGCCCAAATAACAAAGACCTTGCGACCGGCGGCAATTGTAATTGAAGAGGTCGTAATCGACGTAACAAATCCAGACGTGCTGCGGCCTGCGCTGTAAAGGTTGTTGACGGTCATTGTTTTGGGCGCTGAGGCACCCGTCTTGTCAAAAAACAGGGTCGAGCCGATGTAGGCCTTTTTAATCTCGGTCGCGCCCAGCTTGATCTGATTTAGCGTTATTGAGCCAAGCTTATATCCCATTACGTTGCATCCGTGATCAGATATACCGTTGTGGCATTCTTTGACCCAAGTGCCGTGTATTGGGCAGTGGTCAGGCTCACCACGTTTGTAATGGCCGCCGATCCCGTGATCCCGGCAATGTCGGAAACAACTGTTTTGGCCAGCTTGATTGCCGATGTATCGGGGTAAAGCCCATGGTTGGCTATTGGCTGTAGGGCTGAGGCTGCCAGTTCAAGCTTTGCATCAACTTGCGCACCCGTATTTGATCCATTGTAATCCGCCATGACTTACCCCCTGACCATAAATGTGTCGCCATCTGCTGTGACATACCGGTCACTGCCCAATGGAATATACCTAAAAAAATCTGGCACAGTGCCGATCACCACCATGTTGCTGGTGAACATCCGCGATGGTGTGCCTGCACTATCCGTGATGATTTCCCGAAGCTGCACTGTTGCGCCTGCCGGTGGCTCTGTCGCGCCCGCGAAAGCCACCCAGCCCGTGTCGTTGATGTTCATCTGCTGTGCGCTGATCAGGATGGCTCCCGCCGTGGAAGTGTAGCTGCCCCATGTCACCGCGCTGGACAGCTGCTCGCCATCATTTATCGATGCGAGAGAGGGCGCAGACCCTGTGATAATTTTGGGAATTATTCCACTTATCTGAAAAGCTCCCAGCCAAATGCCATGCCCCAGCCGTAACATCACGACACCGTGTAATAATGCAGGGCCGGGGCGGTGGTTCCTGTGGCCTTGATCCGTGCGATGTCCAGAACAAACGGTACCCCGGCGGCAACAGTCACCGTGCGTTCAGTACCTTTGACGGTAATCACGGCCACGTCACCACCGTCATAGCTCAACAGGCCCACGGCTACCTCTGGCAAATCCACAGTGTCGCTGGCAATTGCGGGCACAATATCGGTCGGTATCCCTGCCAATTGTAGGGACCGTGCAGTCAATCCAGCGCGCATTTGAAAATCAGTCATTTTGCTCTCCTGTGGTTTGGGCCTCGGCCCGTGTCAAAATCTCGCCAACCGTAGCTAACTTTCCATTCGCGCGGTCCAGCCCTGCATCTTTGCGAAATAGGCAAACGGCCAGCGCCTCTGCCGTGTTTCCATCGGGGCAGGCCGCGCGCTCGGCCTGCAATAAATCGGCCGGCACATGCGGGATGACGTAAACGGTGCGAAGCTTCTCAGCGCACCCGGTCAAGAGCATCGCGCAGATAATCAGACAAAGGCGCATCGCCACCCTCCTTTCCCGTAAACTCGGTTTCTCTGGCTTCGGCCTCGGCACGTGCTGTTTCGGCCTTTGCAAGATATATCTTATGCACAGCGACGGCTTGTCTCGCTTGGTCGGCGATAGCCTTTGCCGCATCCAACTCACCAACCAGCCGTGCAACCTCGGCCCGCTGTAGGGCCATGGCCGCGCGTTCAGTGGCCAGACTGCCTCTCAGCCACCAAAGACCACCCCCAAGGCCAAGACAGGCCACCAGCGCGGCTATCAGAGCATATCGGGTCATGGCGTATACACCTCGGAACAATAGGGCGGGGACGTGTCGCTTATTCCCGTGTCGATAATTGTGGTCTGATAGAACACACAGGCCTGGAAAGGCCCGTTCGGCACAGCGCAATTTTTCCCTAGCCAGTCTGCCCATGCCCATGGCTTCAAGTTGGTTGGCGCCGGGCCGTAGTTTCCTGGTCCCTTGTCGCCACAGCCCCTTTTGTCATCGACCAAAAGATACACCGTCCATGTGCCTTTGCTTTGGACGTTGGTATGGGCGCGATACCAAATTGTCGGCTTGGCCCCACTGGGGCTTTTGCGCACTTCGATTGTGGCCGAGATAAACGGGCGTTCCCGTTGGTACTTGTCATATGCCCGCTCTATGGCAGGTTGGCCGATCATAAACACCCCGGCCAAAAAGTACATAAGCAGCAAGAACGGCACTTCCTTTTTGGCTTGATGCAGCCCTGCGCGCAGTATCATTTTCACTCCTCCCCATTGGTGCGGGCGCTTGTTTTAGCCTCAACCATAGATAACATGACTTTGATCAGGGCCATGCCGCCCGCACCTGCGATGAATGCGGCACCGGCGATGTTGTTAGGTTCCGGCTCAAGCCCCCCGAACGGGAAGCCCATGATTGCCAGCACGAACGGCCAAAGATATGTGCCCGATAGAGACCCACCTGCCACAGCGATGATGCCATCCCGCACATTGCGATTGCCTGAGTGCAGCCAACGAGAAAACCCGCCTAGGCCAGAGCCGACAATGACGCGCCCACTTTCGCCGCTCACCCATGCCGCAATGCTGGCAGCGGCATTTACTGTTAAGGCCCACAGGCTGGGGTCGTTCATCGCCATGTCTCTTGTCCAATCATTCCAGCGTTTAGGTTAGGCATTGCGCGGCAATCAGGGGAAAACCCCACGGCTACCGGCCTCAAGCATTGCCCGAACGGTCTTGCCCCACGATTTGTTGTCCGAATAGGCATAGGTCCAGAACATGCCGCCTCCGGGTGGGGGGCTTGTCCATTCGTCCAGGTGGATGCCGCCGGTTGCCATTTCCAAACCGCAGCCGCCCAGTTTTGCGGCCAGCCAGAATTGACCAAGTTTTGCCAGTTCCTCGCCAAAGATTTTGCGACCTGCCACATAGACGTACAGATCGGCCGCACGGCCACCTTGGCCATAATCGTCATGGCGGATAGAGCCGGTGCGCCGGTTGCCTTGGCCTTGCCGGTCCTGCCCACCGGAATAGACCGCAATCTTGCAATTGGAGCCATAGACTGCCGTTACCGCAGTGATCAGTTTGTCGCGCAGGTTTTCCGTGATCGGGCGATTTCGCGTCGCCGATTGGTTGGTCATAACCAGCTTCGACGCGTTCTGGGGTATGAGGCCTTTTGCAAGAGCCTCAAAAGACGCCCGCCGGGTCCCTGCGCCAAAGTCGCCATCAATGGCACCTGAGTACAGGCCCATATCTCTTAGGGCTTGCTGCCAAACCTTTGTGTCTAGGTTGTCCATCACGAAACTTTCCAGGCGTAGCCGGTCCACGCGTAACCAGGCCCCGGCGTAGCAAGAACGTACCCGCCATCAAATACCCCGCGGCTCTGCACTAATGTTGCAGAGCCGCCGGTGCCTATCTGCTGCGCTGATACAAACCATTTGCCACCCGCCGGAACGGTATATGCAACCCCAGAAGCAGGGCTAATCATCACCACTTGCCCAACACCAGCCGATCCGGTGGGCTTTGGTGCTGCCTGTGCTGAAATTGCAGACTTTGCCAAGGTCGCATCGATTAGACCTGTGCCAGTGCCAGTTTGGGCATCCGGCGTTGTGGCTTTTGTAATTGCATCCAAGATATTAGCGAGCGAAATCCGCCGCGACACACCGTTGTCATTAACTTCAAACTGCATTTCTGCGAGCGCGGTAAGTGCCTCGGGTAGTTCCGAGATTTTAACCTGTGCCATATTTGCCTCCTATATAAATCTACGCCAAGTGCCGGATACGAAAACCCATGCACGGTCTGGCTCTAGCCAACCGCCAGAACCAAATTTTTCAACACTTCTAAAGGCACCGTTTTCCAAAATGCGATCGGTCCCGTCTTCACTCAGCCTTATGCCTGAATTAGTGTTGACAAACGGGATAGCCTCTACCCATCCCGCATCGGTTTTGAACGAAACCAACCCATACAAGCCGCCCTCGCCAAAAGCGGATAGCCCCCCGACGCCTGCCCCCGAAAACATCCCAGACTTGGATTGCTTGCCGTCTGCTGCCAGATCGCCGCTTCCTGCAAGCATGGCAAAACCAAGGGCAGCAAGTTTTGGGGATGCTGATAAAGTTCCAGCGCCAGCCAACAGCACATCGCCCTGCCAGATCGCAATGTTAGTTAGACGCTCGTCACCCTCCTCAGTGATGCGAGTGTCGCCGCTTTCCGTCCCCCGTGGGCTGTAAACCACGTCCATTCAATTAGCCCAGTGTCAGGGCAATCGCGCCTGCCGAAAAACTAAGGGTGTCAGCGTTCTGGATGGTGCGCGGCGCAACCATCGGCCCATGCCAAAGCATGTTGCCACCAGATACAGCGTCAAAGATTGCAAAATGCGTGACGACACCCCAGTCGCCGCCACTTGCGGTAAAGCTGACAACGCCGCTGTTTTGCGTTGTTCCAGCTGGGGATGTTGCCGCGCCAAAGGTAACAGCTTGCCGCGCATACCCGCTGCCCGAAACCTCGGTGCCGCCACCCGTATCTGACGGGGCATCCGTGAAAACTGCAGCAAACCAAGATGTTGGCCGCGCGGCGGCGGCGGTGGTCATTAGCCAGTCGAGCAACAGCTTTTCCGCATAGTTTGAGAGAGCTGACATTGGTCATTCCTTCCTTAAATCGGGGTGTACTTGAACCACAAATCGCCTTCAGACCCGCCGCTAGGGTCATCGACTGACACGGTGATTTTTTGATTGATGGCGTCCAAAGATGTCTGCGCTGCTTCTGCCGATGCCAGTGCCGCCGCCGCATCGATATGGGCGGTGGCTGCATAGCCCTGGGCCAAAGGGATTTCGTCGGCCGTTGGCCCCGCAGCAAATCCAGCTTCTGTGAAAATGAGCGTTCTGCCAGGTACTGCCTGACCTGGCTCAATCGGCACATGCAATCGGAATGCGCTGGACACTTCGCGCCGCAGCTCCTGCACGGCCATTGTGGTGCGGTCAAGTTGACGTTCCAGGCCGCGCTCGCGCTCGCCTTGCGTGCCTTGCCAGCCTTGCTCATCGCCGGTTACCCGCACGATCAAAAGGTTGGCACCGGCATATGCGGCGGCGGCGGCGGGTGTCAGATACACATCCCCCGAAACATCCGCCGAAAGGGGCGTTACGCTGAACTCATCCGATGCCAAGGCCACGCGCTGTGCAGTGCCAGTCTGGACGTAAACCTGCAAAGCTCCGGTCAGATACCGAAACGGTACACCATAGGGGCCAATCCCTGCGATGGGGTTGCTCACAAAGGGCGGCACTGCCTCAACGGTCATCGGCTATCTCCTAGCATGTTGGATAAGTCAGGGGCGCGCAGGCTGCTGCCCGACCCGCGCCGGGGAATGTAGGGTTGGGTGCCGTAGTCGCGGGCCTGCTGTTTGACTTGCCTGCGAAACACCTGGTCGGCCTTCGGGTCCAGAAAGGCTTGCAGCTCGTCGACAAACAGCCGGGAATAGGCTGTGCGCAGGTACCAGGCCGACGATAGAAACGGTGTATTGCGGCGAACGGTATTGGCAACGTCGCGCCCAACCATCGTATCCTCACCATTAACCGCGCGGGTGATGTTGGATGCAAAAGGCTTGATCACATCCCCGATCGCGCCCACCACTGGCCCGGCCAGCGTTTCGGCAATGCCGCCACCAACACGGCTGGTTTCAGCATTGAAAAAATCGCCAAAGATGCCAAGCCCACCGCCTTGGAACAACGCAGCCATCGCGAATTTTCCGTTGTCCATCGGGCGTGGATCATTGCCCTTTGCCAGCTCCTTCAGTTGCACTGCCAGCGCCCCCAAGGAAAACATCAGCACTGACATTTTGGTGGCATATTTGGCCTTATCCCATGGACCGGGCAGGCTGGCATACCGACGGTACTGGTTTAACATCAAAGACATCGCGAAACTCTTGTAGCTGGCGCTGGAACGCAGCAACTCTCCCGCAAAGGTGCCGGGGGCAGTTTCACCCTGCAGCATGGCGCGGCCCTCAAGGCTGGCCGTGGGGATTGCAAATTCAATCTGCTCTTGGATCGCCATTTGCAGGCGCATCGCAAGGCCTTCTGCCTCAACCCGTGGCACGGTCGTCTGGACCTCAAGCCAATATAGCGGGCTGATAAAATTGGCGCCATTGGGTTCGACAAAATGGGTCGCCGGGTCGCGCAACAAATCCCAATCGCTGGCCGTGATGCCCCGGGTTTCAAACATCTGACGCAGCGGCGCATCGATCTTGCCAAAGTCCCGTGCGGCGTTCTCGGCCATAAAGCCCGAAAACTCCATCTGGAACGCAATTTTGCGCATATCGGTCACAAAGGTCAGGCCCGTGGCGCGCAAGGTAAAACCCGCCATCCGTTCTGGGATACCTGTGCCAAACATCTGGCCAAAGTATCGGGCCGATCCACCGCCTGCATCGGCCAGCGTGGCCGCAACATAACCCATCCGGGCAGCGGTTTCGCGGGTGGCATGGCTGGCCATCAACTTGACAGATTTGCCCAACACGCCATTGGCACTCATGCCCAAATGTTGCGCGGCCCCTGTGATGGTTGCCACATCGGATACAGATGAAATGAAGGCACTGCCCAACTGGATGGATGACAGCACCGCGCGGGTACCTGCAAAAAATCGCGCAATTCCGATCCGCTCTGGCACCGACGCGCTGCCACTGGCATGGGCCAGCATGGTCTTGGTGACCTTGGCTTGGGTGTCTACCCGTGCCGACAGCTTTACATCGCCTGACATTTCGGCGCGTTTCTTGGCGGTTTGCGCCGCAAACTCCAACCCGGCGCGTGGATTTGGCCCCAACACGCGCATCAGGGCGACGTCGCGGGCCAACCCGTTCAATCCGTTCATCAAGGCGGAAAAGGGATCTGCTGTGCCAAATTCGGCATTGTACTCGATCCAGTCAGATCCGCTCTTGAAATGCAGAACGCGGTGTTCGGCGCGCTGGTTGTACAGTGCCTTGCCGCCCACACTCAGGCTTGGGTCACGGTCATCCCAGCCGCGTGTGATGATGCCATCATACACCTCGCGCAAAAAGCGCGCGGTGCTGGCCCTTGGCGGCACTTGTCCAGGGGCGGGGGCAAAGGGCTTGCCAGTGGTCAAATCGGTAATGCGGTGCCAATCCAGCTTGGTGTCAATTGCGTCTGACCATTTGTCAAATCCGGCAAGGCGGATCTGATCGGCATCGTGGGAATGGCTGACGCCCCGATCTTTCAAATCGCCCACGTCACCGCCCTGCGCATTGAACGCGCGCCGCATGCGCTGCTGTTGGGCCTCAAAGGCGGCGGCCAGCTTCTTGGCCTGCGCATTGCCTGTGGCCTCGCCGTGCAACTCACGGATCAGGTCCAGCAACAACGGCTTGTTCCTGGTCGATCCCACCACGTTCAACCCAACGGCTTCCAGCCCTTCAGACAGGCCTGCGCGGATCGATGCTTGATACGCTTCAGTCAAACTGGCGACACTTTCACCAGTCCAGCCGCTACCCTCGGAATGCTCCAGCAAATTGCGGATGGCAGCGGCTGGGTCTGGCGCAGCCTCAATCTGCTGTTTGATCCGGCGCATGGCTTGCAGCTGGTTAACCACTTTGTGAAACCGTTGGGTTTTCATCTTGGCGGTGGCTTCTTTCAGATCCTTTGCAGCTCTCCCCCGTGCCAACGTCGGGTCCATGATAGTGCTGTACCGCGCCACTAACTGCTCATACTGGCCGATGGCCGCCACGCCCCGCGCGCGGTCAATTTCGCCAAAGTCCATGCCACGGGCAATGCAATCGGCCATATTCGTCATGGGTTCGCTCCTGTCGGGGAAAGGGCACAGGCCTGAATGAAGGCATCAAACCCGTCATCTGCATCCAGATCATCCAGCACCTCGCGGATGGTCAGCGCGGTACCGTCGGGCATGTCGATCGACAAATCCTCAAACCCGTCGCGCAGATCGGCAAAACGGTCGGGGGCGGGTAGGTCAGTCGACACTGCATCAGGGACTGGGCTCGGCGCTTCCAATTCCTCACGGATTGTGGCATCCGCCGCCACCGCCTCAGGGCTGGCCGCACCTTGGCCAAAACCTTCTTCGGGCAGCGCTTGCGCTTCG